AACTTTTCCTTCGTAGTCTTTGTAGTGACCTTTAACGTCTCCTGTCTTATGACCTTCTTTACGTTTGTATTCGTCTTTATTACCTCCAAATTTTTTAGCTTCAGTGTATTCGAATTTTTTAGGAGATAAATTCATACCAACTCCTTTAGCTCTACCTTTTGGTTCGATAGCAGCTTCTTTAGTTTCCATTTTTTTACCTTCTTTGTATTCGAATTTTGCTGTTCCGGTTTTAACACCTTTACCCACTACAGGTTTGGACATCATGGAACCTTCTTTTGTTTCCATCTTTTTTGCTTTATTTGTTAATGATGATTTAGTTAATTTTCCCATAACAGGTTTAATAGTCATCTTACCTTCATTCATGTCTTCCATATCATCATCATCATCATCATCTTCTTCGTCCATTTCTATTTCATAAACAACTTCATCTTCACCTTCTTCCATCTCTTCAGATTCTTCCATTTCCATTTCTTCCATGTCTTCTTCTTCATCTATAGATTCGGTTTGGAACATACTTTGCATTAACATATCTAATTCTTCATCAGACATTTCTTCTTCCATTTCCATTCCTTCCATTTCTTCAGATTCTTCCATTTCCATATCCATATATTCTTCGTCCATAGTTTCTTCTTCCATGTCACTTTCCATTTGGATAATGTACTCAGCATCTTCGTTCTCATCTTCTAAAGTAATTTGGTCATCGTCTTTTTTTACGATAATACCATCATCATCACTCATAGATTTGAAAACCTTTAAAATTTCATCATCAGATGCGTTTGTAAGGTCAATTGGTTGTTCATCTTCCGAGTCCATATCAAAATCCATTTCCATACCCATGTCGTCAACGTCCATTTCATCTTCATCGTCCATATCCATGTCGATTTCCATTCCATCTTCGTCTCCCATGTCATCCATAGAATCCATTTCAATACCAATCTCGTCTTCTGCTTGTTCGTTAGTCTCTTTCTTTAAAGACTCTTTTACTAATTCTGCGATTTCTCCCTTCATTGTTGAAGCAAGTATTCCTTTTGCATTTTCAGTCACTACTTCTTCTAAATTTTTCATTTGAAGTAATGCTTCCTCGACTAATGACTTTTTGTCTGCCATATAAATTTTATAATAATTTACATAATAAATATATCCCAACTCAAAAAAAGTTGGTATTGGGTTGGCAGAAACCCAAAATAAATAAAAAAACCCCTCGGTTAGGAGGGGTTTTGATTAATCTTCAATAACTTCGTCAATTTTACTTTCCGATACCGCTGTGATTCTCCAATCATGTTGGAACCCCGTGTATCGTGAGGTAACCTTGGCTTCTACATCGGTTACCGAGTAACCTTTCACCAATTTCTCTTCTCTAATCTTCTTCAATTTTCCTGTGTTTTCATCAGGTAGTTCGTACTGAACTTTCGCTACAAAATATTTTTCATCCATGTTTTTTATATTATTTGTCCAAATAATGGTTTAATTTTTTCAATAAGTCAATAGAGCGATTCATTCCTTTTTCACTCACCCCAATATTTGGTGTTCTCAAATTCTTTTCCTCATCTAAATTTTCTTCAAACTTATTTCTATCTTCAACGTTTGTGAATAGGTATGCTCCTGGTGTCGATGGAGATGATACCAAATCAAAACAAATTAATTCAAAGTCATCTTGTACTTCATTTTGTTCACCCGTCTTTTTCAACGAACCAACACCACGTGATGAAATACCCAAAGTAACACCTTGTCTTAACAAGTTTGCCGCTTGGTCACCCTTTGTAGATACAATACCTCTTTCGTGAAATCCAGGTGATGTAAGAAGCTTTAATTTACCCATAAGTATGTGTCCGTCCCACCATACCTCATTGATAAGGTGAGATACTCTGTCAAGGTCAATTAATGATGATTCAGGGTGGTTTAGTTCAGATAGTGCCGTTCCTTTGGCAATCATCTTTTTGTAGTTGTCAGCTTCTCTTTTGAGAATCTTTTCAGGATACACTCTGCCATTACGGTTTGGTGTATTGTATTTTTGTAGTACGGCATAGAATTCAAATGGTTTTGAATAGTCCAACATATTTTTGTTGGCTTGCTCTAATAAATTCTTATTGTGAGTTTCAGTTGGGGAAATATATCCCGCATCCATTTCAACCAATATTCCTTTACCTGTATCTTGTGGTCCTAATATTTTCATAAAAACATTTTAATAATAAATACCATCAAATTGTATCTTTTACTTTCTTTGAAATAGTAAAATCAAAATAGTCGTTATTCTTAAAATTATCTACGTAAATAGCTTTGGCAATTTTCTTAAGTTTTTCTTTTAATTTGGTGTCTTTAAATTCCATTTCTTCGTTGAGAAATAATGTGATTTCTAAATTCATAAAACTTTTCTTTCCATACACAATCCCACTTGTCCTTAAGTCTAAGTCAACAATATTTGTATCTTTGAATGTGTCATTATCCGCGATTTCGTAAACTGTGTGTTTTATGTTTCTACTAAAGTTACCTACAATGCGTTCCCACTTTTCATAATTTTCTTTTGGAGATACCCAACTTTGTAAGTTTAGATATACTGATTTGAAATTTTTTGAATCAACTGTACCATAACTCACCTTTGAATCACTGAACCCAATGATTCGTGCCGTTTTCCCTTTTTTCATTAATAATCATTTTAATTAGATTTATTTGTTGATAAAAATTAACCAATTTTAATTATCAAGTCAAACTTTTTAACATATTTGAATTATTTAATAGAATATGTTAAAAGTAAAAATAGAAAATGGTCAGAGTTTGGAGAAAGCCTTAAAAGTTCTCAAAGGAAAAGTAATCAAAACAAAACAAAATGAAAAGTTACGTGAAAGATTACAGTACGAGAAAAAAAGTGTTTTGAAAAGAAATCAGAAACTGAAATCCAAATACGTTCAGTCCCAAAAAGATAAAGATAATTTATAAATTGTTGTGGAGATTATATAATCTTACATAATTGATTTTTGAAAAAGTATCAGACTGAATCTGGTCAATAGTTTCCTGCAATTTCTTACTAGTGATATCATCCAATGATTCTGTGATGTTACTCAATTTACCAATAGTCTTTGATTTTAATTCATCAAATTCTTTCGAGAGTTCCACATCTTCTGTCATTAATACTTTAGACAAATCTCTTTTAGAATCCTCATCTAAATTATCGATGTATCCTTTAATTGATTTGTTGGCTATGTTTAATAAAGTTTCTATTGGTAAATCAATATGAGATTTAGTCTCAGATGACTCACTCAATAAACTAATCAACGCTTTTTTACTTGTAACAGTTTCCATTATTTTATCAGGAGTACTGTAAACAATATTGTCAATATCTTTGTAGTTGTTTTCACATACAACATCCTTTACCCAATACTCAATTTTTTGAGTATTTAATTTTGGGGAAAGTTTCTCAATTTGTCTCAAAGACTCGTTGATGTATGCTTCAGCAATTTCTTTATCTAAACCTTTGTTTTTAGACAATTCTGTATAAATAAAAAACATTGTGCTGGCATTTTTATTTTCCAACACCAACTTGTTAAAGTTTTTCAACTCAAGTTTAACTGTTTCATTTACATAAGAGTTAATTAATAACTCTTCTATTTTGCTCATTAATTGTCCAAATTTCATAATAGGTTTTATTAATAAATATATCAATCTATTAGTTTTCTAAGAGATTCTTCAATAACACCCAAAGAACGACTTCCTTTTTCTAAATCAATATCGTCTACACCGTAAACATTATCTCTTTCTAAGATTAAATTCATGTCTTTTTTAATTGACTCAGGTGTTACTCCACCAGGTGCTGGTGGTGTTTCACCTGCCGCTGGTATTGCCTCAGCCGGTGGTTCTGAACCTCCAAATGCCGGTGGTTCACTTCCAAAGTCACCAAATCCTGATTCAGTTGATGTCTCAGTTTCAGTTGCCCCTGTTGTTGTCTTATTACCGTACAATCTATCAAGACTATCAAAGATACCTGTCTTAGTAATAACGTTACCTGTATTTTGAATTTCGAGTGATACCGCTTTTTCCAATCTTTGTTGTTGTAAATCCAATTTGATTTCTTCATCAGAGAAACCAAGAATATGTTTCTTAGCCCAAGTTTGTGATGTTGGTGCAATACCTTCAATTGGTGCAACGGCATCTTTATATAACAACATTTTTTCTTTCCATACGTCAATGGTAAGAAGGTCAGCTTGTTTAGATGGATTAGTTAAACTCAATTGGAATGAACCCAATTCATCTTCAAAACCTAATAAGAATAAGTGAATGATTGCAATCTTGTTAAGTTCTGCAACCATAGATTTTTGAATTCTATTAATTGTACGAGCAAAACGAATATCTTGTAATGATAAGTTTCTACCATCACCAACAACTTCTTCAAACCCTAAGAATGCTTTTGGAATTCTTAACGCTGTTAAAAGTTTCTTTTGGATATATTCAATATCAGCAATTTCTGATAAGTTTTGTGCTCCTGGCAAAGTTTCAATTGGGTTTGGTGCCGATGGGTCACGAACAGGAATAAAGAAATCTTGGTCAACCGCCATTTGGTTAAATCTCATATCCACGTTTCCTGTTTGTGGGTCAGTTATTTGGTCTTTTTTAAACTGTTGAGCAAATCTTTGAACATATGGTTGAATATCTGCATCGTCCATGTTACCCACAAACACTTTAAACACACGTCTTTCAGGTGCTCTTGATGTTCTATAAACCAACATAGCATCTTCAGCCAATACCAACTGTTTCCAAGTACGTCTTGCCTTTTCTAACATTGATGTACCATAAGGAAGTTTTCTATCATCACCCAATAATCTGAAGTGAGCAATTTCCCAACTGTTAAATTCAAGTTGTTTGTTTTTCCAAGTAAATGTTAAACTTTTTACACCGGCATTTGAAGCCATTGCCCCACCATATCCTGATGTTGCTCTTCCTTTCATACCAACCTCAATACGTTCAACCTCAATATTTGGTAATTGTAAACAACCAACTACACCTTTTTCAGGGTCCAATTTTAAAAATACAAAGTTGTCACCATATTTGGATGTATTACGAGTCCACATTGGTAAGTTTGTATTAATATCCAATGCGTTGTTAAACAAATCACCCAAGACCGCTTTAATCCTTGGTGAATCACAATAGATTTGTAACATGTAACCATTTTCATCTACCGTAGTAGATTCTTCAGCGTATGTGTCAAGAGCCGCAGAAATCTCAGGAGTATACTCCATTGATTCGTAATCATAGTACGAAGCCAAACGAGTTGGTTCATAATAAATTGCTTGACTATAAAGATTATTTTCAATCTTGGCCCATTGGCTTGCAATATAAAAAGTTTGTTGAGCTTGAAGTTTTTGTTTCTCATACTCAGCCTTATCCTGAGTTCTTAAAAGTTCTTTTTTATCAAACTTATATGTTGGTATATCTTGACCTAACAAAGAATTAGGTCCTAACTCTTGGGACAACCTTTGCCATATTGTCAAGTTTTTTTGTTCCATATTAAAAATTTAATTTATATTATTTTTTTATCAACGCTTCATACCGCCGAATAACCATAAATACTGTTCATAATCTTTTTGTGATGGTTGATTTCTATACACCGGATTATCCTTGAAGTTTGTATTTGGCATCGATGGATTAAAATGTTGTTCTTTTGGTGGTTCGTGAGAATGAACTGTCCATGATTCCAACATTGTTTTGGCTTGTTGTGTAACTTTGGTAAGTTGTGAAAAAGATGAATCAGAAACATAAATTGACATCGCCAAAGACATAATTAAATCATCATGTTGTCCCTTCATGTGGTCTGGTCGTCCATTGATATAAACAAACGTATTCATTTCATTCAATAATCTTGATGAATGAACCTTCAATCCGTGTCTTAAACTTTCTTCAAGTGCCGCAATAATTTGAACCCTTTTGTTGTTAAAGTTAATACCAGGTATTTTTTCAGCAGCTTTTGGGTCATACTTCCATTTGTTTCCAAAATCAACTCCATCAACGTACAAATCTTTATATCCAAGTTCTTGTAATTTTCTTGCCGTTGCAACACCCATACCACCTGTGATATCAATTACAATAAAACAGTTATACATATTACCCCATTTGTAAGCAATCTCCGCCAGTACATCAGGAGGAAGTTTTCCAACATATTCAGCAACCTGTTCCTTGTCATCAAAGTCATAAATTTGGAATGTAGAGTAATCTTCAGAATCCCCACGAGAAACGTCCACACCCATAATATATCTGTGACCCATCTCAGGTTCTTTCCATATCCAAAGTCCACCACCCATCATTTTATTTATGGGTTCTTTAATCATATTGTCGGTTATATTCTTAATCAAGTTTGCGTCAAATACGTTATCACCTGAACCCAAGAAGTTACATTCCAATTCCTGAGAAACTTTACGTTTGTCGTACTTAAGTTTTTTAACCATTGCCTCAAACCAAGATGAACATGGTCTATAACCCAATTCAAAATAAGCCTTTAACTCATCGTAATTTCTTTCATACGGGTCACGTCCTGAAAAATCAATAATTCTATCTGAAGTATATTCTTCTCTGTTTAATAAAAAATGAATAATCTCATCTGTTTTAACCAAATACAAATCTTTAGTATAACGTGGGTCACGATACCAAAACATTTCGGTAATCTTGAAATCATTCATTCCACGATTGGCTTGTTCGTAGATTTCATAGTAAATTGGGTCGTATCCGTTTGGTGTTGATACAACAACAACTTTACCACCCGTAGACAACGAAGCCATACAGGCAGCCCAAAAATCACCATCAGCCTCAATATACGCAGCTTCGTCAAATATCAACATAGTTGGGGTATAACCACGAAGTGCATCTTTTGATGTTGCAACCGCCTTAACTTCACAACCATTAGTTAACTTAAAGTGTCTTGCGGCGTTTTTGTCAGGTGAAAATCCAACACCTACCCAAGCAGGCCATTGTTCGGTAAAACCACGAATCTTATTTGCCATTTCCACAGCGGTATCCAATTTGTTTGCAATAATCAAAACCTTTTCAGGTCTTTGTTTTGATGCAAATACAAGTCGTTTACTCGCCCAAGCAGCGGTTACCGTAGACACACCTGCCTGACGATATTTTAATGCAATGTTTTCGTTGAAGTTTTCATAATCCTCTACCAAGTTTACTTGGTCAGGAAATAACTCTAAAGGGACGTATCTTGACTGAGTGTTATCATAAGTCTGAAGATACGTCTTAAGAGCGTATGGTGTGTTTTTGATACACCTTGTATATTCTAATAGTAATTGTTCTTTGGTAAAACCCATATAAGGTTAGTATTAGGACCTGTCGATACCTAAACTACCTAAGAAATCATCTAAATCACTTAAATCATCTGGTCCGTCTTCACCATCATCGTCAGTATCATAGTCTGATGAATCTTCATCATCATCACTGTGAACCTCATTAAGATGATTTACAATTTCTGTAACCATTTTGTCTAAGATAGATGTTGCTTTTGCATCACCTCTTAAAATCATTTTTGCTAAATTGAAAAATTCGTCAGAAGATAATGCTGAAAATCTTGCAAATAGGTAGCTTTGTATGAATTTTTTATCTTCATCAAATAAACGTTCAGGATATGCCGTTAAGAACTTTTCCCATATTACTGGACCAAGTCTTAAATCCCATACTTCATTTGCTAAAGTGTCTGTAGATGCCATAACCATTTCGGCTTGTTTTGGGTCATCAGGAAGTCCTTGAGTACCCAATACCTCCATA